AAATACGGTTGATAAGAACCTAAACCACCATAGGCTCCTTGCATAGCAGCAAGTTCTAATGGAGACAGTCCAGCAGTCTGTCTTAGTATAGCTGGTTGACCAAAAGATCTATTAGCTGCGGTTATAGCTTGAGAGATTATGCCTGGTGTATCAGGAGAACCAAAATAAGCCTCCCTAACAAAAGGATCGGATATTACTTCGTCTCTTGCAATATTAGTTACGATTGGATTGATAGCTTCTGCCATTACATTCCCTCAAATATATTCATTAACTCGCGCATGTTTTCTACGCCTTTTTCTCTTGAAGGTTCGCCACCTTGAACCAATTCAATACCTGATTTGCCTTTTTTTAAATCGTAAGCGCCAGCGCCTCTTGTCGCTTTGGCTGTCATTACAAATTCGCCATCACTTAACATTGCTGGTATATCATCGGAAGTGCCTGTACCTGGACCGATTGACTCGCCACCTTCTCGCAAATCAAGTTCAGCCACTCCGCCAACTGCAAACGCTTGTCTTCCTGCACCTTCCACGTCCAAAACAGCTGGTTTAGGGGCCAAACCAAATTCACCTCTTGTTCCGCCAGTTCCTAGTTCTTTTGATAATTGGTATCTACCAAGCTGATCCATCATCACTTGAGGAGTTTGAGCTAAACCACCAGCTCTACTTTTTGTATCGTCGTATACGGCTTTAGCAAGCAAACCTGTTAGACCCATTCCTAATCCGCCACCAGGGAAACCTCCAGCCATACTGCCCAGTCCTGAAAACAAACTGCTAGAACCTGGGCCTGTTTGTCCTTTAAGCGTGTCTTCAATACCCTTTATGAAAGCGGGAGTTTTCCTTCCGAAAAAACTTCCAGTATTTGAAACCATTTGATTGTATTGATCTACAGATATAACTTTCCCATCTGGCCCCATATACCCTGTTATTTGTCCATCCATCGTATCTGACATCGGTGTGTAGTTAGCGACAGGATTGATACCTGGTGTTCCAAAAAGTCCGCCTAGCGGACCACCTTGAGTTAGTCCTCCCAATCCGCCAGATAAGGCAGTTCTAAGTGAATCACGTAAGGCGCCACCTCCTAATCCTGTTCCTTCTGCAAATTGCGAAAAGTTTTGAAAACCTTCGCCAAATCCGCCAGGAAGCATTTTTCCTAAACTTCCTATACCACCAGATATAAATTTTCCTGCGCCACTCAAAGCTCCAGATAAAGCGCCACCTACCCCTGGTATGCTACCAACTAAACTTGTTATACCTGTTCCCAATCCACCAGCTAAAGCCCCTAGAGCAGAGCCTACGCCTGGTATAAACATCGCGACTGGTGCTACTTTCTTAGCTACCTTTTTAATTGACTTGAAAGCTTTTTTGAAAAACCCAAACTCAGGTAGTCCTGTTATCGGGTTAATGGACATACCAGATCCAACGGCATATTCGTTTGGATCAAGGCCAGCTGCCCTCATTTCTTGGTTAATACGTGCTTGAGTTGCGGCTGATATAACAGGTGGTACGACACGCTCGCCCAAAGCAACGTGAGCTAGAAACTGATCTTCGTCTCTGCCCAAACTTGCTATTCCTGTCCCAGTTCTGTTTATTCTATCCATTTGTCTTTAATTCTACTGTTTTTAGCGATATTGTTAAATAAAATTCATTTCTAAATAGTTTTTTTTATCTTCCCAACAAGGACGCGAAATCAACCAAAAAACCAATAAGTAACGATCTCCTGATTGTACGGGCAGTCCTCGGTGCATGTGAGTGAAGCTTGGAAACATCAAAGCGCTACCTGTAGGAAGCGGTTCAACGACACCTCTGCCTTGAAATTCTGTACCACCACCCTCGTATTCACCTGTATTTAAAGGTACAACTACGCTTATATCTGCGCTTGCATCGTGGTGCCAAGCGCCTTGTTGTTTGTCTCTTATATTGTAATTCGCTATTTGTATGCCGCCATCTGTTACAACTCTGCCCCAAAGCCCCATAAATATTGGGTTGAAAATGGTACTGACCACATTCATCAAAGACAGGTAAAGTTCGGGTATATGATCTTGTAAGACTATTTCTGGTATTTGTCTGAGTGTATCTTCTTCTGAATTAGGCTCAAAGTTGAAGTGCTTTTTTATATTTTCTAGTTCGTCTTTGAATATATCGCAAAATGTTTCTGAGAATATAGGTGCGGTATATACATCTTTAATGGGTTCATCAATAACCGCATGTAAAGGGAGGTTTTCTAAGTTTTCTTGGCCTTTTGATTTAAGGAAACGAACAATATCTAATTGAGAGTCTTTAATGGTTTGAAAAGTTTGGTCTTGTATAAACCAGTCAGAAGGTCGGCTTAGAAGTAAATTTTTTACCTCATACGCTGAATTTGTACTTTCTACAGCCTGCATATCAAACCTTTATACTTGTCGCTCCGTTGTTTCTGACAGTTACAGAACCCAGTTCTGATTGCAGTTCAAACCCCTGTGGATTCTTAGGCGTATGAAGCTGTATCCATTTGTTTCCAGTATAAACCTGTAAAACTCCAATAGATGTGTTCCATACTACATCACCTTCGTTAAATTTTAAAGAACCAAGCTCAGTATCGTTGAATTGTGGTGTAGAGTTCGGGTCAAACGCACCAAGGTTCAACTCCAGTATTCTGGTTAATCTGTTAAAGTTTTCTTTGGTTACAGAAGGCTGTAGTTCTGTAGGTAGACGAGTTTCTAGTAATTTGCTCATCTTCTACCATCAGTCTTAACATCCATTCTAGTATCCCCTAAACGCCATCCAATAGACAAATTACCATTACCAGTAGCGTCGTCGTTTGATTCAAATCGCACTACAGCTTGTCTGCCTCTCGCTCTTAAATTAACTTTTTGAGTAGTTGAAGATACTTCAGAAGTAGAATCGGTAGTCAAAGAATCGCCTGGAAAGTTTCTTACTTTAGTTACTACGTTGACTGTACCAGAATTATCATCTTGTAAAAATTTAATATCTGGAATTAAGGCAGATATTTGCGTAAACCGATCACCATCCCCTATATCAAAATCGGCTGATTCTACAAACACGTTAGTCATCGCGCTTCCGTCGTTATCAAATCCTACTTCATGTTGATATAAGACACCTCCATCGGTGGCTTGCGGAAATGATTCAACACCTGAATCTAACCATACGGTTCTAGTCAATTGACCGTAGTACCAAACTTGTTGTTGAGTGTTGTATATAACATATCTGTCTATTTCGTCGCTTGATGAAGAAGGGTAAAACCAACCTACTTCGTTATGTTCTTTATTTGTAAAAGCTTGTATTTTAAAAGCTTGGTTAGTATTTATATCTCCAAAAACATAGTTATGAACGCTACAAGGCAGTTCCTGCACCGTACCGTTATATAAATAGAAATTACCATAACCCATAAAGAATACGCCGCCTGAAGATGTGACAGCTGCTTTTGGACCTATAAGACCTGATGCTTCATTTATAAGATTTATAGCAAAAGTTAAGGGTGCGCCTACAAACTGCATAGAATATACAGATGTGTCTGTAAAGATTACAACTTCTTGTCTTGCTTTAAGTCCGCCGACTATACTTGAGCCAGAAGACAATCTTACAGATCCAGCGGTATTAGTTATGATAGGTTCAAAATCAAGTTCGTTTTCTTGGTCAGAAAAAGCAACTAACATTGGATCTATAGAACCAGTCCGAGCGCTGCCTGATATTGGATCTGCACCTAAAACAATAAGGTGTCTATCAACTTCTGAAGTTATTACTTGTAATCCTACAGTTGGTACAAGATTAGCTCCCGCTATATCGGATAATTGGACAGCTCTTGTACTCGTACCGTTATTTTCAAGCCAACGGTAAATACCACCTCCTCTGGGGTTTATGATTAAATTTTCTCCAAAGTTATCATGTGTCCAAAGTCTAAGCTGGTTATTGCCGCCTAAAGCGGTAGCTGAACCCCAACCACTTGATCCCCAAGTACCTACACCGTACCCTGTTGATTGTACGTATACATCCAAACCTGTATTGATTTGGTATACGGCATCTGTAGCCGAACCACCGTTTCCTGAGTCACTCGCATTGGCTGTAACTGTAGACCCCGCGGTGTCTTTAGCGGTTATCGTATATGTGTTGGTACCTGTCACTAGGTCTATTTGATATTCTTGATTCAATACAGCAGCTGTTACGTTTCCACCCAGAGATACTGCGCTAGAAAAAGTTACAAAATCACCGTTTACAGCACCGTGACTGGCATCCGTAACCGTTACGGTAGAAGAACCGTTAGTAGCAGCAAAAGTAGCTGCGTTTGTTGTTGTTTTACGAATTGGGGTGACGTCAGCAAAAGCTGTACCGTCTTTTATGTAATATTTCAGATGCGTTCCAATTCCTAGATATTTGTTGCCACCTAAAGAAATCCAATTATGTAACGCTCTAGCAGTACCCAGATATGTGCTGTCAGTAAGTTTTTGCCAACCTCCAAATTTTTCTACTCTACCCTCTCTAAATCTAATTAAATTACAATCAAACCAACCTCCTTCGGCACTATACGCTGTCCCTTCTCTGTATATACCTGGCTTGAACTGTACTTTTGAATATGGCATTTAGATTTTCTCCCACTCTTTTCCTTCAAACAAATTTGCCTCTGCTTGTCTTCTTTTTACTAAACCTGCTAAAACCTCGCCACCTGCTTTATTCCATCTTTTTATTTGTTCTGGCACACCACCGTAATCTCCTTCGTTCAGTATGCGAAGCAAAGTAGATTCTTTTAGATTGGTTGGTCCTAAGTTATACACCCAACATACCAACGCATCAAACTGACATTGTTCTAGTGGTACTTCGACCATATTATTTATATAACCTTCGTATTCAGGCATTTCCTCTTTAAGAAGGTTTTCTGCCTCATCTTGGTTTATTTTATCGCCTTCTTTCACATCTTTGATATGGCCAAAGCCTATTGTCCAAACGCCTACAGAATCTTGGTAGCTTTCTAACCTACAACCCTCGTAGTTTTTTATTAAAGATATACCTTCTTCAGAAATATTCATTTTAGTCGTCTTTGCTTGGTGTATTGGATGCGCCAAAATAAAAACTAATAATGGCTGACGCTAAACCGCCTAAATATCCTAACACTAGATTTATCAAAGCTTCTGAGTTTTGTTCTGGAGGCTGGATGGTAACTAAAAATATATATCCCATAAATCCACCAATAACAGCAATACCTATTATTCTAGCAGTCCAATCTTTAGAAAAGGTTTGTCTGGCATTTTGAGTGTCTTGTACTTCTAGTTTGAATACATCCACTTCTAGTTCTTTCATTTTGAGTTCAAACTCAGTTTCAGCTTTTTTCAACTCCAGCATCTGTTCAGGTGTGGCGTTATCTATAGCTTTTTGTATTTCTTTGGGTTCGTTTTTACAACCCAACACATCTGCAATCATATTTGCAGCCATACCCCCCATAGGGCCTCCTAATGCTGTACCCAAGGTTGGAGCTACCGATCCAACTAAGTTTTTAAGTAGTGCTTTCATATATCCTCCCAAAAAAAAATATTGGCTTAAAAGATTTTAACTTATTTAAGACGATCCTTGTTTAATTTTTATTGTACTAGAAGAACCGCCATTTACTTTAACGGTGTTTGTAACACCTGATTGTTCAAAAATAATAGTATAACTGCCAGAGTTATCAACATCTAGTCGTAAAGAATTACCTACCATCCTTCTTAAAGATATGGCTTGTCCTTGTACCAGGGTTGTTATTTGTGTTTTTTTATCTTGACCTATCTCTGTACCTGTAATGTTTACAGATGTAGCTGATTGGTTTAGTTGATCTTCTTCTTCTGCAAAAGCCAAAGCATCTAACACACTTAATAAGTCTTCCAAGAAGTTTACATCTAAATAATCTATATCTAATTCTGTAAACTCTAAGTCTGCTTCATTATCTAAGAAATTTTCTGACAAGTAGTCAATTTCTAATTCGTTAAAGTCTAAATAGTCTGCTGTGGTTTGTTGTTGAGTATCTTCTTGTAAATCTTCTCTAGGCTCTGGTGGGTTTACAATCAACATATTGTCAATTAAGTCTAGTGTTATATCCAAAATAACAGGCTTGGTAGGTGCTTGTTCATAGACACTTGCTACCGTAGATTGATACGGTTGATTTAGAACTACCATACCCATAGCAGTTTCTACTGTTATCTCACCACTAGACGTACCATCAAGATTAGGTAGTAAGATGACTAAGGAGCGGCCTAGTTCATCTACAGTTATGGTGAAATCCGTTCCTCTTATACCTATGGTTGCGCTATTCGTGCGTATTTTGATATTTTTTTTTGGAACTCTATTAAGTTTGCCTGTGACAAATCGTGCTGTACCTTTAGCAAAGGTAAGTGCCATTTTTGATTTATTAGGGTTTGGATCAAAGATAAACTCGTCAATCAATACTTGTGAGTTTTCTGTGAGTCTTATTTGAGTATCATCAATAAAAGTGATACCCATACGGCCATTTGCAGTTTCTACTTTGTCATAACTCAGTATGCCAAAGTCTATTTCAGCACCGTAGGGTTTATCTCTTAAAACTTGTGCGTTGCCTCTTAGTTCAGATATAGATCCTATATCAACAGACGAATGAATTTCCTGCGTCTGACTGAGTAACGCAAACAGTGCCATTAGAGCCAGAAGATGTAATTTTAAGCCAGTCATTATCAGATGTAGACTCCTGATCTATGTTAAATGTTCTTGATCCGCCTGTATGATCTAAGTAGAAATAGCCACCTGCATACCCATCTCCATCATAAGTAACTGTATTATCATTACCATCAATATCCATGTAGTTAGTAGCACCATCTACATCTATGGATGCTGTAATGCTATTGCCTCCGCCCTGTACAATCCAGTCTAAGTCTAAGTTTGCTGCTAATGCAGTCATGGCGTGATTGAGGGTCATAGTGTTTGTATTGCCTGTAACTTGGACATTTACATTAGAGCCATCTGCCCCCGTAGCATTTGTTTCATCTGTAGACATGTTAAACGTATTGCTGTCTCCTATGAACGAGAAGTAACCTGTGTAATTATCTGCCCATATATCACCAAGAAATTTATTTGATGCACCTTTCTGTAATACATCTAAAGTCATACTTGCACCATCTAAATCTAATGGTGTCATATTAGAAG